TCCGAAAGACACGATTGTCTTACGAATGATCTCATGATAGAAATGATTTGTTAACATAATATTACCACCTTATGAAAGTATTTAGAATTCCCCAAACGGATTTCTTTCTGAGAAGTCTAGAATCTCGTCTGCTTCTGTCTCTAGAACCTCATTACTAGCGAAAGGTATATCTGAGGATAGGTTTTCTCCCACTGATAAGATTCTATAACTTGCAGCCGCACCAACGATTGTTTCTCCTACAGTAAAGTCACCACTTGATGCAACGACTTTGAGGATATTATTTGCAGTATCCCAGTTAGCTACATATGCACTTATACCTGTAGATACCTGTGTTACCAGTTCATCCACTTCAAACTCACCAAAGAAACTTGATGTCACTGACTCAATACCAACATATGCAGTTGTGTTAGTATAACCAGCACCAGCATTACTATATCTAATTTCTTTGACTGTACCTGCCGTGCTTACAACTGCCTCTGCTTGTGCGTTCTGTAGTAGTGGTATAGTTTCATTTGATTGTTGTATGTACACAGATGTAATACCGACTGTGGGTGTAAATGTATATCCTCTACCACCAGTCGTAATTCCAATAGGACCTAACACTGCCTCTGATATAACAGCAGTAGCAATCGCAACAGAGATAGGATTACCACCAGTAAACGTTACCTGTGGAGGTTCTGTGTATCCAGCGCCAGGATTTGTAATTAGTATTCTATCTACAGATTGATTTGGAACTCCAGTTCTACTTGTCATAATAGCAACAGCAGTTGCCTGAGTTCCCAATGCTGGAGATTCGATAGTCATGAGAGGAACTGAGGTATATCCCCATCCTTCATAGTTGACAGTCAATCCTGTTACAACTCTGTTTGCATCAGTGGTTGCGACTACTTGAGGTAACTCACTATCCATTTTACGGATGAATGAAGAGTTACTATTTGTCTGTGCATCAGTTTCTTGTTGCACTTCTGATGTTGGAACCTGAGTGGCAGTGGTGTTTCTTAGTGCATTATCGCCAGTTAAGTTGATAGTTAGGTGATCTAAGAATCCTTCAAATGATGCAGTTTGACTAGGAATAAATCCAGCACCAGCAGTATCAGCACCTAGTTTCAGATTATCACCAGCAAAGAACATGATTGGATTTGCAGTGTTTAAAGTATTACTTACAGTTCCGTTTACAGATATGGTTGCATCAGTATTGTACTGTTCTACTCTTATGAAGTTCCAAGCGTTTAGATTAAGTTGTGTTGTGTTCTCGATAGATCCAGAGCCAGAAGCAAATACTATATTGCCTGTCTCTCTATAATATATCTTGAATCTATCAGTCCACATGACTGTTCCGCCATTGACTGCTGGGTCAAACTTAGTAGGATACAACCAGAAACTTAATGATAGTCTACCGTTGCCACTATCTCTAGAATCTACATTGGTTGCAAAATGGAAGTTAGCACCAATTACATCTGTGACTGAGGTATGATGTAATGAATTATTACCAAATTTAATCTGTGATGATGTGGTTAGATTAGGTGGGGTAAATGTTACAGTAGGAACACTAAGGTAATTAGATCCACTGCTTGTTAGAGTTACGGTGTCTATGCCACCCTCTGCAATAGTTACAGTTCCAGTAGCTTGATTGCCCTGTTTTGGTTTAAATATCTGAACTGTTGGAGTTCCCAAGTAGTTACCATCATTGAATAGTGGCACACGTTGAACAGATTTTACGCCTGGAACTGTGGATGCGAGCGAAACATATGCTAAAGCATTTGTATTATCATCCTTGTCTAGTTGTAAAGTTATAATATTACCACGAGTAATGATACCATCATCTACATCTTCACCATTCTTATCAGTCAATCCATCTGGTAGATCAACAACTTCATCCTCAGGCTCAAAGATTTCACATCTAAACTCATACATGAAAAGTTCATTCACTTGGTAGAATGGCACTTTTCTTTCAATGTATTTGATTTCAAATAAAGCGTTATCTAAAGGTAAGTAAATCAAATCACCTTCTTGTGGTGACACAGCACTTGCTCTTGAATCTTCTGGAAACTTGTTTATAAAGGGGGTGATGAAATCGTCATATCTTTCTTTGGATACAACTAAAGTAATTTCATCTTGTTCTCTGACACCAAATTTGGTGAGTACGTCAGAGGGAGTTCCGAAACCATCAACGTTTACGAGATACGCCTCCAATCTAAAACTATCATCAAACTTGGAAGCAGTGATTTCTTTAATCACTGTATTTTGATTGATGATTTTTCTAGGTAAATATAGGATATCTTGACCGAACAACTGTAAATGTTCGTTCACCAAGTCTTGAACTAGTCTTTGTTCACTTGGAGATCCATGTAGAAAGAAAGGTGATAAAGGCATTATCCAACAAAGTCTAGAGGTGGCATTGCGTATTCTTCCATTAACTTCTCATCGAGTTTTTCTAACTCCATGACAGCATCATCATATATCTGTCTACCATTAAGTTCTAATCCGCCAGGTAGTTTTACGCCAGTAAATTTAATAAGGTTCTGTCCCCATTGACGTTTGATGAGAGATGTTACATACATCTTTAACCAATGATCATTGTAAACATTAGTTTCACTTTCTGGATCTACAATACGATAACAATCTATGATTAAGAAATCATCATTCGTAAGTTCCTTTACATTCACATCTAAGTATAGTCTGCTGTTTTTCTTATTAAATCTTATCTGAACATCTGGGTTGAGTATATAATCAAGAGTTTCTAGATATGATTTAGTCATTGCATAGTTGAGTAAATCAATCGCTCCGTAGTAGTATAAATCATTAAGAAAGATCTGGTATTTAAGATTGAACATACCAGCAGATATGGTTGATGAGTCCATCTTAAATACTTTCTGGACTGCTATGATAGTGTCTGGTAAAGGAAGATAGTTTGTGCCCTCTGTATAATCTACAGAAGTAAGACCACCAAATGTACTAGATCCAGTAGTAGTGACAGGATTACCAAGCATTATTTCTTTTTCTGCCTCAGTAATTCTGTGTTTTAAAAATACCCTATCAATACCCTCACCATGTCTTTCATGGAATCTCTGGAGGGCATCGTCAATTAGATCATCAATTTGATCATCATCAACATTGATTTCCAGAACTGGCTTTCCAAGTTTCCTAAGAGCATATTCTTTCAAACTGTCTTTACTATTGGGTTTTGCCACAACCTCTCCACATTAGTTCTCCGAAGTATTTAGTTATATGAAAAAGTATTTTATCGATGAATCAAAAACCTTTGCAATCACTGAGCCAGTGGATGTTAGAGTAGAACTTGCTGGATGGGAGAGTTTTCCTATAGTTTACATAGACAATTTTTACCAAAACCCAAATATGGTAAGGAATCTTGCTCTAAGGTTTCCCTCTGATGAGACCGATATGTCAATAGATATGGAGGGTTTTGTTGATGTATGGACACCCATATGTGAGCAAGTGTATGGTGTAAAAGATATAACATCTCTTAAAGCAGACTCAACCTTTTCAGTAAGATCTTCTCAGTCTAAGGATAGAAAAGAGAGACCCCACATAGATGATGGTATTCATGATACAGGATGGGCTGGGGTAATTTATTTGAATAAAGGTAAGGAATGTAAGGGAGGCACTGGATTCTACACATACAAAGGGATACAAGCTGACCCAGATCAATCAGGAATAGATGACAATTCATTCAAACTTGTGCATCTTGCGAAAATGAAGTATAATAGGTTTGTAATGTATCCTTCTAATATTCTTCACAAAGCTATTGACGAAGAGGGATGGTTCGATGAAGATTTACACAGATTAGTACAAGTATTTTATTTAAAAACATAATGCACGATATTATTCTTACAGGATCAAACGGTTTTATAGGTAAAGCGTTTGCAAATAAGATAGGAGGTAAAAATTTATATCAAGTAGAACAATCACATGCTTTTGATTTTTTGAATCAGTATGATAGGTGGGATAAAGTAGATTACATACTACATCAAGGAGCAATATCAAGCACAACTGAAACAGATGTAAATAAGATTCACAAATACAATGTAGAGTTTTCAATCAAACTATTTGAAAAAGCAATAGAACATTCAATCCCAGTTAAATATGCCTCAAGTGCATCTGTCTATGGTAAGATACATGCTGATTTTGGATACCTAAAAGGAACAATCAATCCGTTAAATTTCTACGCACTGAGCAAAGCGACTGTAGACTACTGGGTACTAGATAATATTGATAGATTTGAACAAGTACAGGGATTTAGATACTTTAATGTATACGGAGAAGGTGAAGAACATAAAGGAGATCAAGCAAGTCCTATAAGCAAGTTTACCAAACAAGCTAAAGAAACTAAGGTAATTAAAATCTTTGAAGATTCTGAATATGCCTTTAGAGATTTTGTATG